GAAGTCATCGAAGACGTCTTTGATCTAAAAGAATCTGATTACGATCTGGCTAAATATGTCACTGTGAAGCAGGTCGGTACCCCAGTCGGCACATATCCGGTTGCCCTCACTAACAATGGCGTATTAGCCACCAAGGCAGAACTCGCAGACATTTCAGAGATCAATGCAACCCTATTCCGTGGTGTTGACTACAAGGTCGCTACCCGTGCTGGTAAGATCTATCTGTCTAATGAACTGGTAGAAGATAGTGAAGTTGATATTGTTGCCGAGGTTAAGGATCAGCTCAAGAAGCTGGTACAAAACACGGACAACAGCAACATTATTAGTGTTCTGACTGGCAAGTCCACCAGTGGTGACAACTTCAAGCATATCGCCGGTACCACTCTGGACGACTTGAAGAAAACCTTCAATATTGAGCTAGACCCAGCATTGTCCTTGTCTGTTATCGTCAATCAGGACGCTTTCAACTACCTTGATACCCTGAAAGACAGCGAAGGCCGTTACTTGTTACAACCGTCCATCACGGCCCCATCAGGCAAGCAACTGTTCGGGGCTCCGGTGATCGTGATTGCTAACAAAGTATTGCCGACTGATAAGGCTGGCACCTATCGGATCATCATTGGGGACTTTTCTCAAGCGATTTTCTTAGCCCAGAAGAACGAAGTAAACACCCAGTGGGAACGGTTCGACAGCTATAGTCAGGGACTGGCCGTGGTCATCCGCAACGACTATAAAGTGATCGATCCAGACGCTGCCCGAATCGTTGACATCACACCGGCAAAGGTCTAAGCGCATAATTTAGTAGGGGGGTGTGCCTTAGGGTACGCCCCTATTTTTATAAGGAGATGAGCACATGACTGTCACTACTAATGACATTAAAAATAGCCTGCGTGTGCAGACTAATACCGATGATAGTTTGATCAGCAACTACCTGACCGCGGCACAAGACTATGTTCACAATGCCGTTGACAGCACAGCGAAAATTGACGCGCTACAAGCATACTCACAATTTGATATTGCTGTGGCCATGTTGACCGAATTTTGGTATCAGAATCGTGGAGCAGTTACCACAGCAAGCCAAGAGCCACCTTATTCAGTGGTTAGCATGATCCAGCAGTTGAGAGGAATGTTTACGGAAAACGTATAGTAGCTATATCCAAAAGATTATGATATAATTAAGACAATCCTAGGCGATAAGCGGGTAGATCCGCTTTAACCGACGCACGGCATAGCTAACCGGTGGCGCATTTTATAGACCGTAGCATCGTTGAGTGAGCGTTTGTAGTCAGTAGTCATAAGAAATAGACAGCTTCACTAGCAGATCGTTCTGCTTTTGAAGTTGACTACGTAACTTTTCGTTTTCAATTGGGACGGGCAGAGATGCCCGTTTTTTTGTGTGCTGAGAGACGTATTCTGGTGCAAGCTGAACAATAGTAACTTGAGGAATGGTTGTCGCGAACTGTGATAACCATATAAAAAGGGGGTCATCAATTTGGTGGCCCCTTTGAATTTATCTCGAACATATTTGTTGACTGCGTTCGTTGGCTTGACCTGAGGTACCGATTTGGTACTTCAGGTGGGGGTCTGCTGATTTTTAAGCAGACCCGATAAAGTGGCTCAAACCCACTTTCATGTCTTTCAAAAGGACCTATTTCAATTTGCTGTCGTTCAAAACGATAGCGAGAATTTTTTGAAAGCGAAAAAATAGCCGTCCATAATGGACGACCACCGCCTGCCTAGCAGATTAAAATGTTACCTAAATGTTACCTGATGTTACCAACTAATGATAATCAGTGACTATCTGCCAAACATAAAATGCTGCTACACCGGCATTTTGAACACCGATGAAAGCTAATGATAATGATAAGTGGAGGTGAGGAGAATCGAACTCCTGTCCATCACCCCTGCTACATGCGGCTCTACACCCATAGCCG